GAGACAACCAATGACATCTCAAGTATCTCTGGTTTCCTATCGTCCCTTGGCGGTGCAGAGGTTGAACTAGCAAGAGCGCAGAATGAAGGTAAGCTATCTGAAGCAGATGCTGTCAAAGCTGCACTAGCCAAGAAACAAATACAAGAGACTATGAAGGAGATTAAAGATCTCTTTACAGTCAGTGGTAACGGGCAGCTATACAGTGAAGCTATGGCTGCTATGGCTGAAGCAAGGAAGGCTAAACAACTAGAGTTAGCTAGAAAGGCAGCAGCTAAGAAACAATTTTGGAAGGAGCTTAAGCAGTATGCAGCTATCTTTTGTGGTGTAGTTATACTACTACCTATGATACTTGCGCTACTGATAAATTTTTTATTAAAAAACACTTGACAACTGAGTCAAAGTATGCTATAATGTATAGGTACATTAGTGTACACAAGTATTCTTTAACAAAGGTAAAATACAATGACTCAAGAGTTAGAAACATATTTCAACAATTACTTTTCAATGTTTCGTTCAGAAGGCTGGAAACAGTTAATCTCTGACTTACAAGGTAATGTTGGACAGATCAACTCAGTAGAAATGACTACGGATAATGATAACTTGCACTTCCGTAAGGGCCAGTTAGCTATCCTAGCAACCATACTTAATCTTGAAACACAGATTGACAATGCTCAATCACAAGCAGAATCAGAAGACTCTGAGGAAGCTGTAGATGAGGTTGTTTGATTTTAGATGCCCTTGCGGCAAACTGTTTGAAGATTTAGTTAAGTCTGATGTCACAACTTCTAGGTGCAGTTGTGGCTTGGACGCTAAACGTGTTATCTCCCCGGTGAGATCTAATCTTGAAGGTATCAGTGGAGACTTCCCTGATGCACATGACAGATGGGTTAAGCGTAGGGAACAGCACATGGCACATGAACGAAGGCAAACCTCATAGAGAACCTTCATAATAAAAACCTCCACAATACTAAGGTACGGAGTTAATAATGGCTAAGATTATTGAACCTGAGCGTCAGGATAACCAAGAAGAGAACGAACAACAACTAGAGATGTTTGCACAACCAGAGGAACAACAGGAAACTCCTGAACCACAGGAACCTGAGATCCCTGATAAGTACAAAGGCAAGTCCGCTGAAGAGCTTGTACAGATGCACCAAGAAGCTGAGAAGCTATTGGGCCGACAGAGTTCTGAAGTAGGTGAGCTACGTAAGGTTGTTGATACGTATATCCAGACACAACTCACAGAAGATACGCAACCAGCACCACAACAAGACGAAGAAGTAGATTGGTTTACAGACCCTGATAAGGCTGTAGATAGGGCTATTCAGAACCATCCTAAGATTAAGGAAGCTGAAGCCGTAACGCAACAGTACCGTGCAAGTACTGCATTATCAGAGCTACAACGTAAGCACCCTGATATGCAGGACATTTTGCAAGATGTAAACTTTGCTGAATGGATTAAGGCATCTAATGTTAGGACTAAACTGTTTGTAGCAGCAGATCAAGAGTACGACAGTGAAGCCGCTGATGAGCTATTTAGCTTGTGGAAAGAGCGACAAAACATTGTACAGCAGACTGCCGCTGTAGAGGAACAATCCCGTAAGCAAGCAGTTAAGGCAGCATCCACAGGTAATGCCCGTGGTAGCAATGAATCAGCACCTAAGAAGATCTACCGACGCGCAGACATTATTAACCTTATGAGAACCGACCCTGACCGCTATGCTGCTCTACAACCAGAGATTATGAAGGCATACGCAGAAAAACGGGTCAGATAGTATATCTTAGGAGATATTTATTATGACTGATTCCACATATCCCGCAACTGGCGGGTTCGTTGACAACACTAGCGCAGCTACTTTCATTCCAGAAATTTGGAGTGATGAGATTATTGCGGCCTACCAGAAGAACCTCGTATTGGCAAACCTTGTCAAGAAGATGTCTATGGCTGGCAAGAAGGGTGATACCATCCATGTGCCTAAGCCTGTCCGTGGTGATGCTCACGCTAAAGCTGAGAACACCGCTGTAACGGTTCAGAACGCTACGGAAGGTGAAGTGCAGATCTCTATTGACAAGCACTTTGAATACTCACGTTTGATTGAAGACATTACGGACGTACAGGCTCTTAGCTCACTACGTCAGTTCTATACGGAAGACGCTGGCTACGCTTTGGCGAAGCAAGTTGACACCGACCTGCACAGCTTGGCTACTGGCCTTGGTTCTGCTGGTACGTCTTCTACGACTTACCTCAACAACGGTGGTACGTTCTTTGTAGACGCTACCAACGGTCTGTCTACCTACACGGCTGACACTGTAACCACTGCTGATGTATTCACTGACGCTGGTTTCCGTGCTATCATCCAGAAGCTAGACGATGAAGATGTGCCAATGGAAAACCGTTGCTTCATCATTCCTCCTTCAGTGCGTAACACCATCATGGGTATTGACCGTTACGTAAGTTCTGACTTCGTAAACAGTGGTCAGGTAACTGGTGGTCAGATTGGTCAACTGTACGGCATTGACGTATTTGTTAGCACCAACTGCCCTGTAGTTGAAGCTGCCGGTGATAACTCTGCTTCATCTGTAGACTCTTTGGGTGCATTGTTGCTCCAGAAGGATGCAATTGTAATGGCTGAGCAACTGGGAGTTCGTTCTCAGACTCAGTACAAGCAAGAGTTCCTTGCTAACCTGTTCACCTCAGATACTCTGTACGGCGTAAACGTACTGCGTCCTGAGTCAGGTTTGACCTTGGTTGTTCCTAAGTAACAATCATTTAGCTGGGGGCTGCGCTGCAGTGGCCCCTTAGCTTTATCTTTAAGGAGTGTAACATGTGGCAAGCGTTGATTGGCCCTGTAGCTAACTTAGCTGGTACTTTTCTTAAAAATAAAGCTGCTGAAAAGCAAGCTGTCCATGAGTCCAAAATGCGTAAGATTAATGCTGACGCAGACTGGGAAACTCAACAAGCCGCTGCATCACAGTCCTCATGGAAGGACGAATGGTTTGCAGTTATTTTGAGTTTACCTTTAATTGGAGCCTTCATCCCTGATATGGTTCCCTATGTACAAGAAGGGTTTTCCGTATTGTCTACTATGCCTGACTACTACAAAGCATTCTTAGGTGGCGCTATAGCTGCTAGCTTTGGCATCAAAACTTTGTCTCACTGGGGTAAGTAATGTTTCAAATAACTGTACCCGGAGGATTGTTTGGTAGTGGAGGCTTTGACCCTGTTGCTCTACAAAGACAAGCAGAAGAACGAGGCAGAGCAGAGCGTGAATACCAAGCTGCTGAGGCGGCTAGACTTGCTGCACTAAAAGCAGAAGTAGATGAACGTAATAGGCTACAAGCAGAAGCAGATGCAGCTAAAGCAGCACAAGTACAACCTGCTAACATCTCTACTTACTACGATGCCCTACGTGCTGGAGAAGATACATCACAGTTTGATGACATCCTACAAAGCACATTAGCAGAACAAGATTACGTTACATCTGGCTTTGACATGGCTGAAGCAGGTGCTTATGCTGCTCCAGTTGACGATAGGTTTATTGTACCCGGTGGCATAGACACTAGCAATGTAGGTGAGTTTTCATTTGACAAGACCCTAGAAGACTTTGAGGGTTATGACTTTGACTACGGCAATATCTCTAATGAGAACCTAAAGAAGTTCCAAGAAGAACTCATGCCTGTCATGGCTCCAGAGGTAGCACAGGCACAGCTAGAAGGTCAAAGCTATCAGAATGCACTTATACAGGCTTATGAACGCTCACCTGAAGTACAAGAGGTATACTCTAAATACAACATATCTCCACAGCGCATAAGTAAAAAGTATGGCTCTGAGTACGTTTATGACCCGTTTACGTTTGGTGAGATACAGACTGTAGACAGAAGCAAAGACTTCATGGACTACGTAGGAGATGCTGTAAAAGCTGGACTACCTGCAATAGCTGGAGCAGGTTTGTTTGGGCCATTAGCAGGAAGTATAGCATCTGTTGCACCCACTGCTGTTCAACCTGCTCTTACAAGTGCTTTAACTAACGCAGCTACAGCAGGGGCTACAGGTGGAGATCCACTAAAAGGAGCCATTGCTGGCGGCTTAGGTGGCTTTGCAGAACCTATTATTGCTGGGGCTAATTTAGGGACTCTAGGAACTGCCGGTGCTAGAGGACTTACTACTGCCGCTATTGCAGAAGCAGTAGGGGGTGATCCGTTAACGGCAGGATTGACTGCTGCTGGAATGTCTTTACTTGGGGATACACTGGCAGAACGAAAAGAAGCAGCTGAGCAAGATATACAAGAGAGTGTAGAACAGCTTTCTTCAGAAACAGGCGTTGAGCTTGCAGAAGCTAAGAAAAACGAACTTACACAGGATATAAAAGCTGCTATAGACATTGATGATGATTATTTAGCTGATGTTCAGGCAAAGATTATAAAAGAGTTTGAAGGTATTGAGGGGAAGTTAACTACTCTTCAGTATAGAGATGAGTTATTTGCTAAAGGAGGCCAAAGAGCCGTAGACTTAGTATTTGGGGAAGAAGGTGCAATTATACAGGGTCTCCCTGCTACAAGGAATGCATACTTTCCTACAAATACATCTGTAATGTATGGAGGTATAGGAACTGAAATTCCTGATTTTTTAAGAAAAACTGTAGATGATCCTTATGCTCGTGCTAGGGGAGCTACTGTTACTTATGATTTAGAGTCTTTACCTGTTGACTCTCCAGAAAGAATTACTCTAGAGCGTATGCGCTATGAGGCAGGTGGAGGAGGCGGTGGAGGCGCGCCAGTAACAGAAATTACTGACCCTGCTATGGCAAGCACTTTTGCACCTACGTCTGCCCCCTCAATGACCATGCCTTCTGTTACTCCTGCTATTGCTCCTCCTAGCACTTTTTCTTCAGGCTCACTTGCAGGGGCTACAATACTTCCTATTGCAGGGCTAATGGCTTCTGCTACTACAGCCCCTACGTCCTCTGTTGCCACTACTGGAGGAGGAGCTACAGCCCCAGCAGGAGGTCAGATAAGTGGACAAGCAGACAGCACAGAACCATCAGGAGAAGGCGAAGTAGGCACTGACACTGCTGGCACTGAAGTAGCTGGTGGAGGAGCAGGAGGTAGCGGTGGAGGCACTGGTACTGGTACAGGAGTAGGGACAGGGACTGGCACAGGGTCTGGAACTGGCTCTGGAGATGGCTCAGGGTCTGGAGAAGGAACTGGAGCAGGTTTTGGTTCTGGTACTTCTATTACAGAATTAGTGTTCTCTGATTTTATTAACCCTTACAGATCTCAACCGTTATTAGAGTACGCTACTACTCTGCCCGGATACGAAGCACCTTTAGACATATTTAGAAGGACAATATGAGTACCACATACTTAAACATAGTCAACGAGGTACTACGTAGGCTACGAGAAGAGGAAGTATCCTCAGTAACACAGACCACCTACAGTAAGATGGTAGGAGACTTCGTTAATGATGCTAAACAAATAGTAGAGGACTCACACCAGTGGTCTACACTACGTACAACTGTTGTAGTACCTACTGTTGAAAATACTACAGAATATAGCTTGACAAACGCTGGAGAACGTGTTAAAATATATAGTGTCATTAACGACACATCAAACTTTTTTATGCACTATCAAACACCTAACTGGTTTAACAATGCTTATTACATATCTGGTGAAGTAACTGGTAGTCCTGACTCATATACCTTTAGTGGTATTGACAGTAACGATGATACTAAAGTAAGAGTATACCCTAAACCATCAGGTGTGTTTAGTTTACGTTTTGATTTAATTGCTAGGGAGCCTGAGTTATCTGGAGATGCAGATACTACAGTCTTACCTAAGAATGCTATTGTCCACAACGCTGTAGCTTTGTTGGCTAGAGAACGTGGTGAGACAGGCGGCACTACAGCACAAGATTACTTCTTGATTGCAGATAAGCACTTGTCTGATGCTATTGCATTAGATGCTTATAAGAATCCTGAAGAATTTATTTACACGGTTCCATAATGGCTCAGAACAGAGAACATATTTATATTGCTGCTCCGGGCTTCAAGGGACTTAATACACAAGACTCCCCAGTAGCTCAGGATGCAACCTTTGCTGCTATTGCTGAGAATGTAGTAATAGATAAGTTTGGGCGCATTGGTTCCCGTAAGGGGCTAGACAAGTTAACAACTAGCGCAACACCATTAGGGTCTAGTGACGGCATTGAGACTGTCTTTGAGTTTGTAGACCAAAGTGGTGACATTGCAGTATTCTCTACTGGTAACAATAAAATCTTTAGTGGCACTACTACACTAACTGATATTACACCCGCTGCATACACTGTTAGTGCAAACAACTGGAAGATTGTAAACTTTAACAATCACGCTTATTTCTTTCAGCGTGGACAAGAGCCACTTATCTACACTGATGAGTCTGGTAGTGGAGTATTAGAGAAGTTTAGTGACCACAGCCATGCTACAGGAACACCACCTTATGCTAATGAAGCTCTAGCAGCCTTTGGTCGTATCTGGGCTGCTGACGTTACTGGTAACAAGTATACGCTATACTGGTCTGATCTATTGGCAGGCCATGCTTGGACAGGTGGCTCTTCAGGCTCACTAGACTTAACTACTGTGTGGCCTACAGGATACGATGAGATTGTAGCCTTATCAGAGTTTAACGACTTGTTGGTTATCTTTGGTAAGCGTAGTATTCTATTGTACTCTGGTGCAAGCTCACCGTCCTCAATGGTACTTGCTGATGTCATTACTAACATTGGATGTATTGCTAGAGACAGTGTGCAGTCTACAGGAACAGACTTGTTATTCTTGTCTGACTCTGGTGTACGTAGCTTAGGCAGGGTTATTCAAGAGAAGTCTAACCCTATTGGTGATGTATCTATCAATGTACGTGATGAGCTAGTACAGGCAGTAGCAGTAGAGACAGGCAACATTAAGTCAGTCTACAGTGAAGAAAATGCTTTTTACTTACTGATACTTCCTGAAGTAAACAACATTGTCTTTTGTTTTGATGTAAGAGGTAAGTTAGAAAATGGTGGTAACAGGGTAACTACATGGCCCTTTACTGGCATCTTGTGTGGCACTACTACAGATGACAATAAGATTTACTTTGGTAACTCTAAAGGTATCAATGAATACTCTGGTTTCTTAGACGATGGTTCTACTTATACTATGAAGTATTACACACATAGTTTATCTTTTGGTGATGCTAGTAGATTAAAACTTTTAAAAGAAATAACATTTACAATTGTAGGTGGTCAAGGGACAAGTCTACTACTAAACTGGGGCTATGATTATACTGAAGGATACACCAAGCAACTGTTAACAGTAGACGATGCGTCTATTGCAGAGTACGGAGTATCTGAGTACAACGTAGAAACTTCACAATACAATTTTTCTATTGTTGTAAACAAAGCAACAACAAAAGCTACAGGCTCTGGTAGAGTAGTAACTATTGGCTTAGACGCAACTATTAACGGCAAAGCCTTCTCAATACAAGATGTAAACATTGAAGCATTTATAGGTAGAACAATTTAATGAGTAACTATACTAAGACTACAAACTTTGCAGCAAAAGACTCACTACCTTCAGGTAACGCTGCTAAGATTGTCAAAGGCACTGAGATTGACACAGAGTTCAATAACATTGCAACTGCATCAGCAACTAAAGCAAATACTAACAATGCTGCGTTAACTGGCACTACTACCTTTGAGACTATCTCTGATGGTACTATTGCTATTACTGCGTTTGTAGATGAAGACAACATGGCATCCGACAGTGCTACGTTGCTACCTACGCAACAGTCAGTCAAAGCCTACGTAGACTCACAGGTTACTGCACAGGATCTTGATGTAACTGATGGCTCCACTAGCATTGACATTGACCTAGACTCAGAGTCTCTAGGTATCTTAGGTGGCACAGGTATTGACTCCACTGCTTCAGGTACTGGAGTAACTCTTGCTATTGACTCTACTGTAGCTACGCTGACAGGCTCACAAACGCTGTCTAACAAGACTTTGTCTACCCCTGTGGTATCAGGTAACTTGACTACTGATGGCCTCTTAGATGGACGTGACGTAGCTGCTGATGGCACTAAGTTAGA